ACCGGCACGAACTGGGACAAGGTCGCGACCGACATCAAGCACACTGCTGGCGTCATCACCATCGGCGACGCGACCAAGTAAACTGAAGCGGGGCGGGCTTTGACCCGCCTCGTCTCCATTCTTCGTTGAGGAACAGAGACATGACCAAACAACGTGAAGTCGTTTATGAGCCACACCCGGTCACGATCGAGCGCAAGCGCGAGCTGCTGGCCTCCGGCTACAAGATCCTGGACGCGCGGTTTGACCCGGCGCGGCAGGAGGAAACTGCCGAGGACGGCGAAAGCAGCAAGGGCGGCGGCTCCAAGCCCGCTGACGGCGACCACCTCAGCAGCGCTCGCGCCCGATACCTCGAAGTGTTCGGCAAGCGCCCGTTCAACGGCTGGGATCTCGAAACGCTCAATGCGAAGATCGCCGAAGCCACCCAGGAAGAAACGGCCACAAATGGCCTGACACGTCGCCAGATCTCTGCCGACCTCGAAGCTATGCAAGTCGAGTTCGATCCGAACGACGGCCTCGAAGACCTCGCCGCACTGCGTGACCTGGCTCGCGAAGAGCGGAACAAGTAGGAGCCGCCATGGCCGAGATCGTCAAATTCTATCCGGCAAATTCTGCCGCAAGCGCCGATAGCGTGCTCGAGCAGGCGATCGGAAACTTTGATCAGGTGCTCTTGATCGGGTGGGATAAAAACGGCGATCTCGACGCGCGCGCCACGCTCGGGCTGAAGGACGGCGGCGACATCCTGTGGCTCATCGAGACGTTCAAGCACAAGCTGATGAGGGGCGACTACATGGGAGGCGCGGAGTGACATTCTACGGCACCTTGGCCGGCGCGCTGGCCTATCACGAAGCGCGAGGCAATGCGCCTTGGTCTGCTGGGACGGTCACCGACCCGCAGCGCGAGGCCGCGCTTCTACGGGCATCGGACGCGTTGGACGGCATCTACGGCCCGCGCTTCCCAGGCAAGAAGGCAACCCGCACGCAGGAGCGGGCATGGCCGCGTGTGGGCGCCGTCGATCACTGCGCCGATGAACCGATCCCGGAAAATGAAACGCCGCCCGAGGTCGAGACGGCAGCTTACGCGCTCGGGCTCGCCGAGTTGGTGACCCCCGGTTCCTCTACGCCGACGCTTACGCTTGGCAAGTCCGTCAAGCGGCAGAAGGTTGCGAGTATCGAGCGCGAATTTTTCAGCCCGGAAGAGGGCGTACCGATCACCCTTGAAAGCCTGCGTCCGGTGCTGACGGCTGTTGAGGACGCGCTTCGGTGCATTCTCACGCCTGATACCAGCAGGGGCGGCACGTTCACGCTGGATCGTTTCTGATGACGTTCTACACCGAAATGCAGGAGATGGCGCACGAGCTCATCACCGAGTTCGGCCAGGCCGGTGTCGTCACCCGCATCACGCCTCCCGATCAGGTCCTCGGCGGCGAGCCGGTGTCCACGCCATACCCGGCAACTCTGGTGCCGATGGCCTACGAGGCCCGCTACATCGACGGCACCACGATCAAGACCGGCGACATGCAGATCTACATCTCGTCCGTCGGGCTCGCGATCGAGCCAACCGTCGGCGACATCGTCACGGCCAACAATACAGACTATGCCATCGTGAATGGCGACCCGAACAAATACGACGGCGTGACTCCAGTCGTCTTCATCGTGCAGGGACGTCTTGTAGGTTGAGGCGCGACGGCGTTGCAGCAAACTGAAAACATGGTATCGAGGCCCACAATTGCCAGTTGAAGTGGTGCTGGCGACCCATGGATTAGAGCCTGAGACTGGAAACGATATGGCAATCTCGAGTATTGGCAGAAAGGGTGCTGCCGCCCTGACGCTTGTTGTACTGATCTCGGGCTGTTCCGATGGGGGTGTTGACGCTTCCTGCAAGGATTTTGATGAAAAAGCTTACGTACTCGAGAAATTCAAGAAAATGGATACGGACGGAATTATTAATCAATATCCAGAATACAAGCAAATTACATGCTATGATCAGACCGTAAGGTCTAACTATATCTTTGAAAGTGAAATGAATAACAGGGCTTGTTTTTCTGCATATCGAATTAGTCGAGAGACATTGGGGGTCTTGGAAGTTCACTACAACAAGAAGCGATGCCTAGCATCCACCCCTGACAGAACGATCCAGAATGTCTCTAAAGACTGGTTCGACGCCTGGGTTCGTCAAGAAGGGTATTGAGACAGCGATATCTGAGAAATCTCCAGCCCATTAAAACAGGCATCCGTGGGCGACCGCCCCTTCACCCAGAATTGTACAAGGCTCGCTTCGGCGGGCCATTTTTATATGAGCTGCATATGTCTTTCGATGAATTGCTCGCCATATACGAGCCGCGCTTGGCATCGGCGTTTAGAGAGGCGATCGACGAGATCCGCTCGTCCATCGTCCTGGCCCGCGTCATCGAACGTTTGGAGCGTGGCGACATCAACGGCGCCGTCGAGGCGATGCAGATCGAGCGAGAGGCGTTCTCGGCCCTGGAAATCGCGCTCCAAGAGGCATTCAATGCGGGAGGCACGAATGCCGTCGGAGAGTTGCCGAAGTTCACGGACCCGCAGGGCAACCGTGTTATCTGGCGCTTCGGCGTCCGGAACCCGGCGGCCGAGGCAATCTTGCGTGAACTGTCTTCGACGATGGTCACTCATATCACCGATGATCAGCGGCAGGGCATCCGCCAGGCGCTCGAAGTTGGTCTTGCCCGAGGCGCAAATCCTCGCTCGACGGCACTCGACGTCGTCGGCAGGGTCAACAGAGTGACTAAGCAGCGTGAGGGAGGCGTCATCGGCCTCACTCGCCACCAGATCGCCTTCATCGAGCGCGCCCGCGTCAATCTCGCATCCGGCGACCCGGAGTTGATGAAGCAGTACTTAGAGCTCAAGACCCGCGATAAGCGGTTCGATCGTACCATTGCGGCGGCCATGCGCGACGGGAAGCCGATTGCCGGGGACGACCTCACGAGGATCATCGGCCGGCTGCGCGACAAGAACCTGATTCTCCGCGGCGAGATGCTGGCGCGCACCGAGACCATGATGGCGCTCGGCTCTGCTCGCGATGAAGCGATCCGTCAGCAGATCGAAGCCGGCAAGGTGCAGGCGCAAGACGTCGAAAAGATCTGGCGGGATGCTGGTGACAAACGCGTGCGCCATACGCACCGAGTCCTGAACGGCACTTCGGTCGGCATCGACGAGGTGTTTCAAAGCCCATCGGGAGCGCTCCTCCGCTACCCGGGTGACCCACGCGCGCCGATCAGCGAGATTTCGGGCTGCCGATGCCGCCTCGAATACAAGATCGACTACATCGGCGCCGCTGCTCGTCGTTTCCGTGCCGAGGCGGTGTGATGGCGAAACTATCGTTCAGCGCGACCGTCGCGGCGTTCGCCGAGAAGGTCCCAGGCGCCGTTGAAGCCGTGTTCAAGGAATCGGTGCACGAAGTCACCGAGGAGATGTTGAAGCCGACGGGCGCCGGCGGGCGGATGCGGGTTGATACAGGCTTTCTCCGCGCCTCGGCCCTGGCATCAACCACAGCAATGCCGACGATCAACCGGAACTCGCAGCCGGTCGACGGCCAGAGCTACGCTTTTGACTTCGGCCAGATAGAGGCGGTCATCCTAGGCGCCGACGTCAATGACACGATCTATGTCGGCTTCACGGCCGGCTATGCGGTTCACCGGGAATTTGGTGCGAACGGTCAGGCGCCGGATGCGTTCGTCCGCAGCGCAGCCCAGCAATGGCAGGGTATCGTCAATCAGAAGGCGTCGGAGTTGAAGCGTCGCCTGGGGCTTTGATCGCACGGTTCTCATCTGAACCGCTGTCTTGCGCAGCGACGTGACCCATTTGCAGCAGCAGCAAGGCCCGTCGCGCCGCTTTCAATGCGGTGTCGCCCCGCACGGTCTCGCCGTCCTCCCGGCCCAAGGCGAGGTAGGCGGCGTGCAGACGTTCATACACCTGATCGTCGGAGAGCTTATCGGCCATCGCCGGGAAGGATTACACGAATGCCAACAGGTGTGGAAGCCAACATCTGGCTCGCGCTCATCACACGTTTGCAGGCGCTGACCTTCACTCCGGCGCAAGCGATCGCGGCGCCTTTCGTCCAGTTCCCGCCGGCCGGGCAGACGAAGCCCAAGGATTATCTCGAGGTGGTGTTTTTGCCTGGCCCAACGCGGACGCGCACAGTCGGCCCGGGGCGCCAGCAGCACCGCGGCATTATGCAGGTCAACGTCCACTTCAGCAGCGGTACCGGCATCATCACACCGCTACAACGCGCCGACCAGATTGTCGCGCACTTCCCGAAAGACCTGATCCTCTACGAGAGCGGCGTGAAGGTGAAGGTCAACCGCAAACCCTATGCGATCCCGCTCCCGCCAGCCAACGGCTCCCTGATGGTCCCCGTGACCATTTCCTACGAAACCTTCGCAGCCTAACAGCAAGGAACCATCCCCATGACGATCACCACGGCCACCGGGGCTCGCTATTTCATTGGCGGCACCACCGCAATTCCGTATGCCAGCGGCGATGCAGCCGCTATTGCTGCCTTCGAGGCCCTGACCTGGGTCGAGATCAAGGAAGTCGAGGACGGCGGCGAGATCGGCGACGAATCCGCCGACGTTACCTTCCAGTCGCTGTCCGACAGCCGTGTCCGCCACCTCAAGGGGGCGCGCGATGCGGGCACGGTGGCGCTCGTTGTCGGCGATGATCCCCTCGACGCTGGCCAGCAGGCGCTTCGCGCCGCTGAGAAAACGAAGTTCCTCTACAACTTCAAGGTCGAGTACGAGGACGCTCCGGACGAGACCTATTCGAACAGCGTCGATTACTACCGTGGGCTGGTGATGTCGGCCCGCAAGCAGGTAGGGGAGGGCGATAACGTGCTTCGCCGCGCCTTCAACATCGGTATCAACACCGAGATCCTCACCGTCGACCCGGCCGTCATCTAAGGAGCCCTCATGTTCGATCTTGCCAAGTTCGACAAGGAAATCGCGTTCGAGTTCGAGCAGCCTTTCCCGCTCGAAATCCTCCATCCGATCACCGGCGACGCGACGGGCCTTGTGATCGACATCGTTTCGTACCGATCGGAGCGGGTGAAACGGGTGCAACGGCGCCTGGCAAACTCCGCGATCCGCGAAAACAAGAAGAACCCAAAAAAGGTCGGTACCGTCGAGGAGGTCGAAGAGCGGACGAATGAGATCGTCG